GCCGTCACAGCGAGCGTTACCTGTGGAGACCCAATCGTGTACACATTCGTAAATGCTTTGGTTAGAGTAGCGTGGAGATCCGTCTGAGCAGAGTTCTGATCCAAACTTGTTGAGTAGGATGTTTAGTCCCTGAGCACGTACCTTCATGCGGTCATCGGAATACCGCCAGTCACTCATCGTGGTTGTACCAGAAGTCATCCCAATCTTCCTCCGTTGCTTCGTAAATCGGACATGGTTCCTCCATAAGAATATCTGCTTTTACTCTAGCACATCTTTCTTTCAGAATCTTTTGGTCTAGGTCAGGTAGGAAACTGTCTGTAAAATCAAGATCTTTTCTCATTGTCTATATTCCTGTAAAACTTTGAGAACTTCATTGTAGGCATAATGAGCACCATCTGTCCACTGTCCAGTTTTTGCTACTTCATGCTGTTCATAAAGTTCTGTCTTCAATTTATATATTCTCGCCAACATGTCAACTTTAAGCATTGTGCTTCTAGGCATAGTATGTACTCATGATATATCTATTTAATAAAAAAGGGACCCCTGTGAGAGGTCCCTGACAATTTATGTGAATTGGATCACATAAGGTTCGTAACTTGTACGCGTCTGTAGTACATGTTAACGTTAGCGGTGAGAGATTCGCCATCAGGGGTGCCGTTGTAAGCGCCGTTGGTGGTGACGAAAGGATTGCTGACCATGCCGTAACGAGTCTTGAAACCAATTTTTGGTTGGAAGTTGTTAGGATCGATCGAGCGAACCATCTGGAGGGGAACGTAAGGACAGTAGAATAGTCCAGCGTCATAAGGGGAAGTGCCCTTATAACCCATTACGTAGTAGTGCTTATCGCTAAGGTTAGCAGAGTAAGGATCAACGAAGACCTTGATACGACCGTTGATAGTACCAACAGCGAGGTTACCAGTGTCATCGACAGTACCGATGGAAGGACCACCAGCGCCGGAAAGACCAGAAGAATAGTCAAGTACACCAGCCATGGCGAGAGCGGAAGCAACATCAGCAGAGCAGATGATGAAGTTACCTTTGCCTCTACGAGTGTCTTGGGCGATAGCGTTAGCGTCACGCTCAATCTGGAACAGAAGACCCTTGAATTTCTCAACGGACCAACGACCATTGCTGTCAACGTCTAGGTCAAAGATACCAGCGTTAGCAACGTTGTTCTGAGCACCTTTCTTAGCAACGCTGTATACACGGCGTACAACCTCACGGTTGATTTCTGCTAGAACTTCGCTAGACAAGATGTTAGCAAGTTCTTGCTCGGCATCAAGACCATGGATTGCCTTAAGGTCTTGTGCTAGTTCCAAGGTGTATTCTGCTTTCAAAGCTCTGGACTTAGCAGTCACAGAAGTCTTCTCAATGCTGAATGACATCTCACGGAAGAGATTGCTAGCATCGCCAGCTTGCTCTAGATCTTCACGGGAGAAACCTTGGGGAACCTCGTAGGTGCCAGGGCTAGAATCGTTGAGGAGAGCAGGGTTGTTACCTTCTGCGTCGCCACCAACACCAGCGCCCGTTCTAGGGGTGTAAGCGCCAGCAGAAGCGTCGAGACCAGCTGTGAATCCAGCGTCGGGCTCGTTGAATAGTGCTTCTTCGCCGCCTTGGTTCTCGTAGCGAGATCTCATGGCGAAGATAAGTCCAGAAGGACCAGACATAGGCTGAACGCCACATACGTCATATGCCATCAAGTTAGGCATAGCACGACGTACTAGACTGATCAGTACTGGGTCGAAACCAGCAAGACCGCCAGTGTTAGCGGAAGCAAGTGCTGAACCAGCAGGGCTAACGGTGCTAGCGCCTAGTGAGTTTACTGCTACTTCGTTGAGCATACCACGCTCTTCACGAATAGCTCTTTCTTGGTTTTCCAGGAGTACGGAGGTAACTGCTGTCTCATAGCGGTCCTCGATTAGAGGAGCCTCGCCATGGTTAAGAACAGGAGACCACTTTTCCTGGAGATGTTCTGCGTTAAACATTGTATCTCCGATGTTTGTTAGGAATTGTGTGTGTTAATTATTTAGTGAATCACTGATTCCAGCGGTTCATAGCATTGAGGTACTGTGCCATTGCTGGTGATACTTCTTCTGCTTCTACTGGAGTTTCGTCAACAACTACTTTAGGAGCACCTTCTTTAGGGAAGTATGATTCCTTGATAGTATTAAGTTTCTTGGAGAATTCTTCTCCGGTAGTAAACTCAACTCCCTCAGCGAGGGATGCTAATTTGTCTTTCTGAGTATCTACTAAATCTTCGGAAATTTCGTTCACGATGATTTGCTTAGCAGATTCGTTTAGACGATTTTGAAGTTCAATATTAGCCTTAACCTGTTCGTTGAGGCGTTCCTCCATCTTACAAAGATCTTCAGTTACTCCTTCGAGAACGTCTACTTTCTCGTCAGGGATATTAATATAGTGGGATTCAAATAGATTCTTCAGACCAGAAATAAAGTCTTCTGTAATCTCATTTTTGATTCCACGGTCAACAGCAACTTGATTTTCTTCAAGCCACTTGGTGACAGCGTAATTGACAGTACCGTTT